AGGTGCTCCCGCTCCTAAACCAAGCTTTGAGAGAACGCCTGCAGCGTCAGTCTGCGCAAGCATCTCTCTGGCGAACGCTGTCAGGGCCGTCATGGCGACAGTATTCTTACCGTTGAAGTAAGGCATCTTATCTGCTGACGTTACCAGGGCAGCAATTGCAGTAAGCAAGGCACTGTTTGCCGTCGCTTTCTGGCTGATTGCCTCTTCTATCGCTTTTTGAAGCTGGTTTAAATCCGATTTATCGGGAGTAATACCATAGGCACTGAGAAAGTTGAGAAGCTCTGCCTGAAGGATATTGAACCAGGCAGCCCCCGGATAACTGGCCGGAACGCCACCACCACCCTCAGTAAACCAGCGGGGCGCAGAACTCTGCACCGCACCGACAGGAGGCATGGCGGAAACGCCACTGTTATTGTCTACATGAAACATGTGGTATTCCTTTATTGATAGATATAAATGAATACCTGATGTGCGGGTTTATATTTCTCAAGCAGGCATTCAAGTACGCCACCCGAGTAAACAACCAGCGGTGTCAGGCAATTATCAAGTACGGTTGCATTGCGGTGTTCAATACTGCTTTTTACAATAATATGTGATGTAAAACGGCCGTAAGTTTTCCGCAACCGGGTGAGACAGTTGTCCATACAGGTGGCATACGAGCCATCACTGAAGGATTCAATCTCGATATCGAATCCATATTTAGCAGCCAGGTCGATATAAAATTGACGGTTGAGGCTTCCCACCATTCTGTACTTCTCTGCAGCTGCAGTACGGCGCTCATCAAATGTCTGACCGGCGCTGGTACAATCCGGCAAACCCAGCCATTTTTCCCAGTCATCAAGCAACACCGTTGACTGGTCAGGGAAGCGCTCAGGCAGTAGTTTTTCAATCGTGGCATCATCCAGTTCAGGTCCATCAGCCAGCGCACCGGCAAGCCTGCTTAGCTCTGAACCGGATTCTTTATTCCATGCCAGACCTGTGGGCAGTAACTGCAGAAAGATGCGCTGGAATCGGGTTATGACCATGTGATCGTTCCTGGTACCAGTAACTCATCAGTTGCCGAATAAGTTGGCGATGTGGGTGAAATCAGCTCAAAGTCTGTCAGGCTCTGACTGGCGGCAATTACCCGGATGATACTGGATGTTGTCAACGTGCTGCCAGGATCGCATTTGTTATAAAATAATGACGCCATCCGTTCAGTAATTTCATTTTTCAGAGCATCTGTTTTGGGTGATATTTTGATATTCATATCCAGACGCTTTAATTTCGGTGCAAATACCGTTACGTCAGGACCTTCAGGTTGCCCCTCAATAACACCGGTTATTGGATTCGGGTGCCCGGCAATATAATCGGTCACTCGGGCAATATCAGATGCACCCGGCGCGATGCTGCTGTTTCCATCCATTACAAACGCCACCCCAACAGTGCCGGGTCCCTGCCATGTTGGCAGGCACCACGCACGTGTTACCCCGGCACATTCCCGCGCCCAGCGTTCGTAATCGTATTTATTACCGCCACAAGGCGGATGCTGTGCACGAAATTCCAGACGTGCCAGTAACTCAGAAACAGGTTCAATATCGCTACCGCCGGTCAACCCATTTGTGGCCACAGCATCCGAGGAAATACCCGCTAACGGGGTGACCAGCGTCAGCGCGGTACCTGCCGGAGCATTACCGGCGCTGCCAGAAACCACCGCCGTCACAGGGACATTGACAGACCCGGCGGCTGCAACATTAAAATCAGCTTCCAGTACATAGAGGATATTGCCGGCACGCTGCCAGCGGGTATTTTTGGGAATAGTGCCCGCTGCACTGGCAGTGACCGTAATCGGATCGCTTGCCGGGGTTGGCTGCTTGCGGCGAATTCCCCAGAACTGGCAATGCTTGAGCAATTCAGCCTCATCCGCATCGCCTGGGATAATCTGGCGGTAAGCCCAGGAAATATGCTCATGCAGACCCGCATCAAGGCCAGCCTGTGCACGCGCCAGCACACCCAGAACTTTCTCCTTATTTCCTGTCGCAGCACCGTTTAAACGCTGCTGAATATTACTTTCAGCACGGGCGATTAATTCCGGCAATGTAGGCGATTTATAAGGCATTTTAAATTCCGTTATATTGCGATTTAAAGGTATAAGGAATGACAAAGTCATCAGGTAGCGTGAAAATAATATCCAGCTGCAGCCAGCCGCTTTCGGGCTGACTGGCGTAAACGACAATCTTTTTTACCCGTCCGGCTTCTTTCAGCCATACCAGCGCCTCAAGTGCGTATTCAGCGGCGCGGGTCAGAACCGAGTTGAGCGTTTTTTCACGGGAGAGTAACCACAGCCGTGAGCCAATAGGACGGTCACGGAAGGTATCAGCCCACCATCCCCGGCGATCTGCGTTCTCGCCTGGAATATCATCAGAATCCAGCGCCCGACGATCCGTATGCAGGGAGATAATGACGTCATTCGTGAGGCTGTCATCGGTCAGTATGTCATCGCCGTTCTGCGCGATATCGCCCCGGCCATTAATCCAGGCAAAAGCCAGGTCAGTCATTGCATCTCCTTAGTTAATCCACCGTCGTGTTCCTCATGGATGTGGTGTTTGGTGGACTTACCATCCACGATCACATCAGGTGCAGTTGTCTCACCCTGAAGGTCGGTTTTGCCTTTAACCAATAAATTTTTACCCACCTCAACATCACCGGTAAAAGTGGCTTTTGGCATATCAAACAAACCACGTTCATCGGCATAAACCTCAACCGTTTTACAGGTCACAATGGCCCGGCCATCTTTGGTTAAGCGGATACGATGCCCCTCATAGTGATAAACGCCACTATCACCTGAGACCAGGCCGGTAGGACGATAACGACGGTCATCAACCACCAGAGCAACGGCGGAATCAGTATCACCGCCAAGACTCACCATAATGGCTTCAGAGCCAGCCAGCGGAACGCTAATCTGACCGTATTGCAGAGGGCGCTCAACATCATCCAGTGGACCATCATCCAGACTCGTCACCTGCAGGTTCTGCATCTTGAGGCTGTCATTGACCAGAGTCACCACTGCACGGCCAATCATCAGCCGCAGCCGGCGCATGACGGGAGCGATCAGACGCTGAAATGCCTGTTCACTCATGGTCGTTTCTCCGGGTGCTTGCGGTAATACTCTTCAGCCAGCGCATCCATGCCTCTCTTATCTTCGCCTTTACGTGATTTTTTCGTTTTACTGTCCGGCTCAATCGGTACCAGCCAGCCATCGCGCGGGGTAAGCGTCAGCGTGGTCATGACACCGGTGCGGTCATCCAGCGCCAGGACAACTTTGCTGACCAGAAGCGGTCCGGTGGTAATACTGAAGCGGGAAGCATCGATATCGACCAGCAGGTTAGGCATCCACAGGGAACCATCACGGCGCAGCCAGCCATCTACTTTAGCCTCGAAGGTGCGTGATTTAGCCAGGCGACGACGCATTTCACGTGTCGCGCGGCCACCGGCACCTTTGGTATCCGTTTTGCTGTCAGCAAGGATGATCGTCGGGCGATAGCGCGAGATATATGAATCTTTCACCTCTGCTTTCTGACTGGCGATGTTTTTGGCGCTCTGGTCGTCACCTGCTTTGCCGCTGGCGCGGCCGTGGCCAGCGACGATGTAATCACTGAAGCGGTCACGATCGTCTTCTTCAAACTCCATCTCAATCAGGTTCTCACCGAGGATCAGCTTATCGGTCTGGGTCTCGTCAGCGCGGGTAAAAACCAGATCGCCGGCGGCATTGCTGGTCATCAGAACGCCACGGGCGCGGCTGGCGCGACCCAGTGCCTCATATACGGTCTCGGAATAGTCAAGCGTGAAGGACGGGAACGGCGCAGAAGACTCGCCGTCGGTCAACTCCCAGCGAACTGTCACCTTATATGGTGCACAAAGGTCACGGGCAATCTGCTCAAGCGTCCGGCCTTTCCACTGACGCCCATGGTAGATAGCCGCACAGTCAATCAGGTCAGCGGTTTTATCGCGCCCGGAGATGGTGATCGACATGGAATCGGCCGTCATGTTGCGACGACGGCCATCGAGATAACCGGTAATGACCGTCTGGCCATTAATGGTGAGGGTAAAAGGCTGGCCCGGAGAAAGTGATGATAAATCGGTTTCTGGCTGAACGTTGACACCGAGTTCGAAATAGCCAGAGAGTGATTCGATGGAACGGTTGATGTTGATGGTCGTCCACCCGGCAAAAATCTTTCCTGCGGTGCGTAATTCAACGACGTCAGCCATCAAGGATCTCCAGAGAAACGCCCCCTGGCATCAGGAGCGGATTAGGTATGCTGTTTCGGCGACCAAAGCGCTGCCAGTAAAGGCTGTCACCGGTTTCGCGATACAGGGCAACCAGTGCCGGCTCCGTCTGATTGAGGGTGATGTTGCGTACGTTCGCCAGATGAATACCGCGAGTGCGTAAATCATTGACCACCACAAGACGGAACGTTGCCAGCTCAAGACTGCTGGCCGTAAATCCGGCATCAGAAGCAGCAATGGTGCTGTTATCCAGCATCTGGCCCAGTTCACTGGTAACCCGTTCGATATCAGCCTGGCTCTCAAAGAGTGGAAACGATGCCGGACTGTTCTCTGAGACTACAGAAGTTGAATCGCTCCGGGTGATTCCGGCAACTGAGTCCTGCTGATTTGAGGAAGGTGTGGATACAGAGCTGGCTGGTGTGGTGGTGGTCAGCTCCGGCGTACGTGAAAGGTTGTTGTCAGAGGCCAGCACGTCGGTAAGAACGGCAGATGCGGATTCTGCCTGACTCACCTGTGTAGCTACTGTTGCCACATAATAGAGTGTTTTGATGTTCGATGCAGCGGCCGGATCAAGATGTGCGGTATCCGTACCAGCCTGCCGGCGGTTCAGATTAATGCCAATGCGTTCAAACGCCTTAAATCCAGAGTCATTATCCGTAACAGATGCGATACCGGAAAGTGCGCCCATCAGATTTGCAGCCAGTAATTTTGGCGCATTGACCAGCCGTGTCGCCATCCCTTTTACCTGGGTGACAGCAGACAGCAGTCCGTTAACACTGCCCAGAATACCGACGTTTTCAATTGCACTGGCAATATCGTCATAAACGCCACTGATAGCGTCAGCCACGGCCGTCGCGCCGTCTGTTGCTTCCTGAACTGTCTGCCAGGCATCGGAAAGCGTATCACCCAGCGAACCAAACAGGCTGTCTTTTTTGGCGGTGACTGCAGCTGCGGTATCTGCAGATGGCTCTGGTGCCTCATCTTCTGCGGCCGGATAAACGGTGATCGTGAATTCGTAGTAATTCAGTTCATCTGCCGCGTGGCGACATTCCCATGTTTCAACCAGTACCTGCAGCGTGCCAAAATCCGGGTGTGTCAGCTCCCCCGCGCCGGCATCATCGAGCGCCTCAATCAGGTTTTCTTTGAGCTGCTGAGCATCCTTGCCCAGCAGACATGCAGAGAAGGAAAATTCATGGAGTTTTCGGCCCAGATCAATCGCACCACCTTTATCGCGCAGTGGATATTCGCGTTTGACGAGGCGACGCCCCCCGCTCATGCGTTGATCACGGAAAATCAGGAACGGCACATTACGAAATGTTCCTTTTCCATCTGGTTTGTTATTTTTTAAACCCAGCGCCCCCAGCCCGTCACGGAGAGAGTTCACACTGGCGACTGTACCTTCAAACATGGCTTATCTCATCAGTAAGGGTAAAGGTTCTGACCAGTCCAGACGTTCATGCCCATCCCGTCTTCCTGGATATTGGTGCTGGTTATCTGCAGGCCGTCAGCCAGCTGAATTTTCAGTTGAGCCTGCGCACTGACTTTCTGTTCTGGTGGCGGGGTCTGCGGCTGATTGTTGCCGTCACTGCCAGAGAATTTGGCGTACACGTTGCCAAGCCAGCCGCCGAGATAATCACCCAGCACACCGCCCAGCGTTGCGCCGGCAACCGTACCCATTGGCCCCAGTAGCGACCCCACAGCGCCACCACCCCAGGCACCGGCGGTGCTGCCAATAGCTGACCCTTTATCCTCGGTTGTGGCATTTTCATCCATGAGCGTCGGTGCCATCATAGCCCCGGCCATCAATGGACCGCCGAGGCGGGAGAACATACGACCTGCGCCACGCCCCAGCCAGCCCAGTGCACCGGCACCTTTTGCGGCCACACGGCCAATCGCACTGTTGGCCACCCAACTGCCCGCGCCTTTGATAGCAGAACCTGCGCCAGCAAGCATCGAGCCAGCACCACTGAAGATACGGGAAAACAGACCCGCTTTTGCTGCAGGAGCTGCTGCAGGAGATGGCACAACCGGGACACTGGTGCCACGACCACGGCCGGGACCTCGCTTACGCTTTCCGTTGCCGGCGACAACATCACCACCGCCGAACGACGTCGGCCAGTTGGTCACAAAGACCTGCTGAATGAGTTGTGGGTTGCTCATAATCGGCGGCATGCCTGGTCCACCCGCGCCAGGCTGGTTACGCCCGCGCATCCACCGATAGGCACGGTATGGCGAGGTGGCAACCTGCCAAGTTGGGCGAACGATAGCGCCGCCCATACGAAGCGCCTTGTTCGCCAGCCAGATACCGCCAATGACCTTGGCCATCGTTTTGAGGCTGACAATATTGTCATCCACCCAGCTCAGGGCGTTCTTTCCCATCTCCAGGTATCGCCAGGTCTCTTTTGCGGCACTTTTTATGGTGTCAAAGGCGGTCTGGAAGTTACCTGCCAGCTCATCGGTAAACGTATCAAGACCACTGACACCGTTTGCACCAGGCTTACTCAGTTGGCCATACCAGTCGAGCACGCCTTTAACACGGCCTTTAAGTATCTCGAAAGGCCCTTTATTCATCAGTTTATCGGCAAAATCTTCCCAGACATCGCCCAGCTGTGCAGTCAGGCCCGTCCAGCCATTCATGGCATTCTTTTGAGCGCCTTTTGATTCTTCGCTGATCGCCTGAAAAAGCTGGATAATTGACATAATCCCCAGCTTGCCTTTTTCGCCAGCTTGACGGACCTTTGTGACATCTTTGTTCCATCTATCAGCAAGAATCTGATAAACGTTGATACCGTAGCCAGTAAGCAAGTTTGCATCAGCAGCCGTAATCTGCTGGCGCGAAAACATCTGTTTTAACTGAAGGGAAGCCCCTTGTGCTGCGTTTAAATCCCAGCCTTTTTGCGCCCCCACGTCCTGTAACATGGTTATAAAGTTTTTAGTCTGATCGTCGGACATTCCAAAAGATTTGGAGCTTATAAGTTCCCCAACAACACTCGTTAACCCCCATGTGGAATCCTTAGCATTCTGGATAGCCCACTGCATCATCTCACTAGCGTGTTGCTTATTGCCCTTATACAGAGAACTCATCGCAATACGCTGATTTTCACGCGTGGCGGCAATGCTGATGAACAACTTATTTGCGGTGTAGCCGAGGCCGGCAATCGTTGCACCGCCGGCTGTCAGCATGCCAAAGGTACGGGTTGCCGAGGAGCCCAGGCGGTCAATGGAGTTTGATACGCTGGCGACGGAATTGCGCAGACCGTTCATCGCCGTCTGGCTGCTGCGAGCCATTGAGGAGATGTTCCCGGAGAACTGGCGGGAACGCTGGGCAATGTTGCCCATTAAATCAATAATGATTGAGGCGCGAAATTGCCCGGCCATGATAATTACCTTTTAAAGAGGGTTTCAGCCTGCTTGCAGTGCCGGAAAAGGCGGGAGAGCGGAAGAGAAAGGGCCCATTCCGGGCCCCCTTTAAGCATGACACCGACCGCTACAGCCGCCTGTTCAATCTCATTCCGACACTGCAGCCACTCGCCCCCGTTCAGGGGTCATCGCGGCAGCCTGAGCAACATCACGTAAATCGGTCGCCAGTGAGATACGATGAAAGTCACGTTGGGACAGCTTTTTAAGCAGAACCAGCGACAATGGCCCGTTAATCACGCCCACTTTTGCAATCTGCCGGCGTAACATCTCCAGTCCCATCTGAGACGGTGAACTCACCAGCTGCGGACCCGCTTTAGTCTCAACAACACGCTCAGAGGCCATTTGCGCATCAATAATGTCGCCGGCTGTGAGTTCGCGGAACGAAATATCATGCTGCATTTCCATCTCTTCCCCGACACCATACGGAATACCATCAAGCAGGCGGAAAGTGCCATGCTTCAGGGAATCAAGGATTTCCTGCTGAAAATCTAATGCTTCCTGTTCAGGGCTTTTAAACTCGGTCATGATGACTCCTTACGCAATACGTTTGCTGGTTTTAGCGGCGAGTTTAATGGTGATTTCACCGTCGCTGTTTTGTGGATCATCCGTCTGCCAGGCGTTTGGCATCATCCAGGTTTCCCCTGTGTCGGCCTTAAACTCTGCTGTGACATCAGTCCAGTTGATGACTTCATCCAGACCAATACCGCTGCCACCGGGAATTTTGCATTCAAGCGTGGCTTCACGCGGTGTCGCTTTATAGCCATACACGCGACTGCCTTTTACGGTTTCACGACTGTCACCTGCTGGCGTAAAGGTACTACCCGACAGCGTCTCGAGTTCCAGTCCGTTGACACGGATAAAAGCGACGCCCTGGCGTTGATTTCCTGCCATATTCCCCCCTTAGAGAATGAAGCGGATCTGTTCTGCGAAGATGCGGAACTGGTTAATGAGGTTCGGCCCGGCCAGCACATCAACCCGGTCACGATCGCTTTTGTTGCGCACCACGTAGAGTTCGTCTTTAAAGGTGGTGAAGTCTTCCACCAGACCGGCTTCCTCCCACTCGGTAAACAGCGCCAGCAGCTCCGTTTTGATAATCAACGGGGTCACCACCGGCTGACCCGGCGCGAAGTTCGTACCGTCGTCAGCCAGCTTATGACGCGGGAATTTCTGCGTAATACGTACGCGGGTCGAATAGCGCAGATAGCTCAGAGTGGCGATGGTCTCAACGTTGAGATAAGACGGGTCGGGATCACCAAAGCTGTTTGTGCGATACGTGGTGATAAGCCGCTCAAGCTGAACCTGGCCACCATCGTTGACGGTAAACGTGCTGATACCGTCAAACAGCAGGCCATTGCGCTCAGGCCAGGTGAAGAGGTCGGTCTGAACAGGAGGCATAAGGTTGCCGACAACCAGCGTCTGCAGCGGTCGTGCCGGGTCAATACTCAGGGACGCAGCTGCTACTGCAGCAATACTGCTGCACCAGAAATACTGAGGTTGCGGCGTCGCTGGGGCGCCAAGGCAGCACAGCAGATGATCGTTACGACTCAGACCGAAGGTCGTCAGGCTCCCCATCGGACCGTGATAGCTGGTGAATGCAATACCATCAGCCTGATTAATCGGTCCCCAGCGTTCAGTCAGTTCTGTACGCAACAGGTTGAGGTTCGTCGGGTCGGTATAAGGCATGACCAGATATTTGAACTGCAAATCACCCATTGCCGCGACAGATGCTGACAGGTCCGGGTTGCTGTTGGTGTCAGCCGGGTACGTCACGGTAGCCACAATGCCGCCAGGCGTCATTTCCTGATCGTAATAATTGAAGCGTGTGTCCGTCGGGCAGGAACGGCCGAGGAACTTAGCAGATAACTTCACATCGGCATGAGTCGGGTCAGCGCTCGCGCCGCCGCTATCGGGAACAACGGTCGCCGTCACCGGCAGATCGTATTTTGCATTAATCAGGTCAGCCAGACTCTGGGCAATGTCAGCACCTTTATCCCCGGTTTTAACCGTGGTCGGGATGCGTGTGCCTGCGACATACGTCACCAGCGTGCCGTTCTCAGTGGCCGTGCCGCTCAGCTTAACGGTGGCAGCATCGGGAACACCCGTACCATCACCCTGGGCGATGCAATACAGCTCAGCAACACGATTAAGCTTCAGGAACTCCGTCACCATCAGGTGGATCATCGACCCCTGACCAAATGCAGCAGCGGCCTGAGATGGGGAATAAATACGCGTCAGCGTATTGGCAGGTACAGAGCCAACCGGCTTCTGATTAACGTCAGAGGCTCGCTGGCCGAACATCAGAACACGCTGACGTGGTGCAGGCGTGCCGGAAACGGCGTTGCTGTTGTTGAACTCGATATACGCCAGAGGGACGCGAATTGCACCGCCAGCAGGGATCGAATCAAAAGAGATATCGCTCATTTCGCACCTTTCTTAGTGGCTTCTACCGGGAGCACGTCGCCATCTTTGAGGCGGCGCAGCCAGAAACTGGTTTGCGGCTTGGTCTCACCGTCTACGGCCAGCAGCTTCATGGTCTGCGGGTCGCGAACAGTGCGGCCGGGAGCCGGCTTAATCTTCAGCACATCAGTCATGGTTGTTTCTCGTTTACGTTGATATGTGCCTCAAAAGGCGGTGTACCGCCTGGCTGTTTCCACGTCTGCCAGTGGCGTTCGTAGTCGTCCAGAGCGCTGAGATCGATGCTAGTATCGATGGGCGTAGTGCCGCTGAAATAAAGGCCGTAAAGCGCACAACCCGCGCCGCTCTGGGCATCGGTGTATAGATTCTGCCCCTTGGTCAGCTTCATGCCCGTAGTCGGGCCGAACGTCTTCCAGTTAATACCTGCCACCAGGCGCTCAATAATCTGGTAGATACCCAGTCGGTTACCTTCACGTCCGTTGAGCATGCTGGCACAGATATAAAAGACCCACTGACTTTCAACCTCCCGGGAGGTTCGGCCGGGACCGCAGCCAAGCCAGGCAACATGCACTGATGGTGGTGTGAGCAACATCCGTTTAATAGCGACATCATTCCAGGTGCCCGGATGGGTATCAATTGCCCTTAGCGTCTGCCCGAATAACCCTTTAACGGCATTCAGCAATTCAGTTTCGGTGTCGCCGATCATCAGATAAATCCCTGCTGTTTACGGGAAAAAACAGGGGCATCTGAGATAACCTGAACCAGATTTTCGCCCTCAGGTGCGCTGCCAGCCGTATCAGTACCGAGCGGAATTTTTCCGTCCCGGACACCTTCCAGCCAGCGAATAGCATCTTTATAGCGCTGTGTGGCCTGTTCGGTAGCCTGCATATCCATCATGAAATACCAGGCAATAACGCAACAAACCTGCGGCAAGGTGGCGGGTGCCACTGTCAGCGGCAGGGTATAGCGGGCGACAATGTAGCTGTCCATCATGGCAGTCGCATCACTCAACGCCGTGACAATCACAGTGTCATCCGGCATACCGCTATCCGTTTTGGATGAAGTCAGACGATCAAGGTTGCTTCGCTGATAGCGGGATGTCATATCCGCGACAGTGGCGTAGGTCATTATGCGTCTCCGGCCTGAGAGGCAAGCGCCACTTTTAGCTGTTCACCGGTGATGCTCTCACCGAGCGCAGCACTGACCACTGCCACTTTGGGGGAACCCGCAGAGGTGAAGTTGTCCGGGTCGTTTTTATCCAGCCCGGCAACGGCCGCAATAATACGCAGGGTGAGCTGTTGCGCATTCAGGACATCAGTATTCAGCTGACTGCCCACGCCCACGTTGTCCACGGCCCCTGGTTCTTCCTCGTCCGGTACTGGCGAACCAGATACGATTTTGAGGACGCTGTCGCCTTCGAGAATCCGCACTTGCGCTTCAGTGACACCCACCAGGTGGTTTTCACCACGGGTGAACGGGATGCCGGCACGACGGTAAACGTCCCGGTAACATTTGACCACCAGGTTGAAAAGCTGATTGCCAGCTGTTTCGCGAGCCGGTGAAACGCCATCAATACCTTGTTTAAGTTCTTCTGACATGACATGGGTTCTCCCTATGAATCCACGTTAAACTGCAGGTTAAAGGCGGATTAACCGCCTTTAACGTCGGTTTAAGACTGCAGGTGACTTACAGGTAGTCAGCGACAATCAGTTTCAACTTGCCTTTCATCTCGTTACTGACGACGCCGTTGGTGCCGGCAATCAGCTCACGCTCCAGCAACTGGATGGCCGCTTTTTCATTACCCGGTGTTACCACCAGATGCGTCGGACGAATCCCCAGGGGGCGACCACCGTCAGCATGAAACTTGCGCATGGTGGTCCAGCCGGTCCACAGGTTGTCCAGCGTCAGGTCACCGTTCATGGCCATTGCCATCTGCCAGAACCCGAAGCCCACCGCGCGACGACAACTGACGCCCCAACGGAATTCGTTATCGGTGAAGACGTTGTCATCAGAAATGGTGGTCTTGGCAACCAGTTCAGCCTTACGACGGTCCTGGAAGATCAGCGGCTTGATGGCGCGGGAACAATCCAGCAGATACCAGCTATCGCCCGTCCAGCCAGCGGTCTGTTGATAGACGTTCGCCACAGATTTCGCTGCGCCGCTGCCGTCCACTTTCGGATAAACCGGGTGATCGGTATCAAAGAAGTTCTGGCCGTCATAGCAGACCTGATTGAAACCATCCTTCAGCAGACCAAACACCAGTTCGTCAGGCTGCACTGCCGCGGCACGACCCAGCTCAGAAAACATTGGGCTGTAAACGCCGAGGTTGTCATCTTCGAAGTCATCACGGCTGATGCCGACGGTGCCCTCGTAGGTTTTATTGGCGATGGTATAAGCAGATGCAGCCATCTGATTTACCACGCGAGAGCCGACCCATTCACGCAACTGCGGTGCATTACCCAGCCAGCCATAGGTGTTAGATTTGGAGGATGACGGTACGGTCATCGCAATCTGCTGGTACTGTGACGGTGCACCATCCAGACCACCCTGAAAGTCCTTACGGAAGGAGGTCATCAGGGCTTTAATAGAGTTCGGGGTAACGATCATTTATCGCCTTCCTCTTTGAGTTTCTGGTATTCGGCTTCAGACATGCCGAGTGCTTTTGCTGCGGATTTTTCGTCAGCAGACAGCGCAGCCAGTCCTTCGCGACGGGTATCCGGGATAGTGGTAGTCGAGGTCTGCAGAGCCGTCAGCGCCGCAATCGGTTGTTTGGCGTCAAGCTGAGCAGAGAGCGCAGCAACACCAACCTGCGCACCGACCTGCTCAAAGTAAGCACGCTCGGATTTGAAAATACGGCCTTCGGTTTCAGCCTTATCCAGGACCGCACTAAGGGAGACGGTGGAATGTTTGCCAGTCACCACCGCCAGCTCCTGGCGAATGGCGTTATAGGTTTCCACCGGTACCCATTTGGTCAGGTCAGGCGTACCTGTGGCGGTCTTTGCCGTCTCCAGTTCTGCACTGAGCGCCACCACGCGGGTATTCAGTTCGTCGTGCTTATCTGACTTGCCCTTTAGTACATCAAAGGCAGAGAGTGCAGCCGTGGCCTGCTCATCGGTTACGGCGGCATTTTCAGCCAGCGTGATACCGAGTCGCGCCAGCAGCTGACGCAGGTTTTCATTCATGGAACGTCCCTCATGTGGGTGGTTAGTGAGTTCATCAAAGGAAGCGGCCAGCGCCGCCAGCTTTTGCATGCCAGTCGCGCCGGGGTCATTGGTCAGCGCCACCATGCGCAGCACGGTTGGTGCGCCGGTAACGAGGTCGTAAGGAAAAACAGCAGAAAGGAAGCCGAATTCTTCATTGGCAAGATAGGTCAGCGCCGCTGGCGTCCAGCGAGGCTTAACAAAAAGCCCCCGGCCTTCACGCCACTGCATTTCATCAGCGTTAAACCAGCCAGCCGCTTTCAGCTCATCGGGCGAAAGCCCTTCAGATTTGCGCAGCTGGTTGTGTTCGTAATCAATCAGAACGTCCTGGCCGAGAGCCCTGACACCATCAATAAGACGTGCAGCAATGGCCGCATCCATGTACCAGCCATCGGCCACATCAAACGGACGACCATCACGGGCACGAAAACGACCCGCAGGGAGCAACTGGCACCAGCCGTCATCACCGACGGTGGCCGCAAGAATGGCGATACCAAAAGAGGAAGGTTTTGTTTTCATGGCCTGCTCGTTGCTGAGTAACTCAGGCCATTTTTACGCGGGGAAGAAATTGCAGGTGATTCCGGTATCTGACTGAAAACAATGAGCCGGATGGAAAGCGAAGCGGGAGAACGGACGCAACCCCATTTAAAACACGTTTAAATCTCTCTGTACGCGTTTAAAAGATTTTATGAGCGCCAACGTATCACTCACATCATACTATGGCCTGAGAGCAGCCTGAGCACGTTTTTCGATGGCGGAGTAAATCTCTTTACGACCGACCTTATCAAGCCCCATGTAAGGACGGGCTTCAAGGACAGTATATCGCGCCTTACCACCCCACTGATGAATCGCAGCATAAATCATCGGTGAACCAATCAGCGCCCAGTCCGGGCCATAATCAGTGGTGATACTTCTGGCCAGATCGCCATTAAGGGTCAGGATGGTGCCAGGAACATAATTATGTTTTTCACGCCAGGCAAGATAAGGATCGCTCCAGCTGGCCCAGTGCTCGCCGGTGACCGGGTCCGCCTGTTGTTCAAAGGCGTTCTCGGTTGAGGAGAGCAGCGCTGCAGCTGCAGCACGTGGAATGGCTCCGTCATTGGCCATTGCTCCCAGACTGATGAATGCCGACTGAATTCGGTTGATGTCGAGTACGACCGCCAGATCAATACTCATGGTGCCTCCTTATGCCCCAGGCGACCTTCGATCACCTCAAGAGAACCTGAGTTCACAGCCGACTGGAGGCTGCTAAGGTTCGTGCGTGACATGCTGACGACCTGAGCAAGCAGATCACCGTTTTTCTTCACAGCGGCCTCAGTGCGAATAACTATCTGCTGGTCTTCTGCGTCTGCAGAGGTCACATACAGGATCATATTCTTGCTGCTATCCCACAGCACCGCCTGTGGTTGAGCCATCAATGCCGGCAGTTGCTGTACATCGCTGTCACTGAGTTTTGAGTCTGCAGCAGATACCGCATCAGACAGACCTTTTTCGCTGATGGCAAGCAGCCGGGCTGGCTCAACACCGGCTCGCGCTCTGGCCACAGCAGCAACGGATTCAGACATGAAGCCCAGCGTCTGAACGGCATCGCCGGCGCGGCCGCTGGCGAGGGTACGTTTTGCCCATACTGAAAATGCCAGCTGGCGCTCGCGGCTGTTATTGAGCGACTGGATAACCTGCTCACGCAGCTGCGGGTCGCGGGTCTCGATAACCTTACGAATAAGCGTCTGGTCAGTACCGAACGCCGCAGAACCTGGGTTATACGACCAGCCCACATCGGGTGTCATCTTCACGCGGCCGTTATCAAAGGTTGTGGACTCCGTCCTGAAGATTTCACCCGTGGTCTCATCAATGCCGGCATCAACCTCATGGGAATGCACGAAAGATGCCCCATAACTGACTTTCAGCCCCAGCGCTTTCATTCGCTCAGCAGACAACGCCCTGACGCGACAGCGGCAGTTCCAGCCGTTCGGCGGATAGTGCGTCTTCCAGAACGGGTCATCATAGCGAAATACCATCCCGTTCAGCGCGGCATGCTCCGGGCGGGTTCGCCCGTCCATAACGGCTACATACTGCCAGAACGGGTAACCCTCAACATTATTCATCATCTGCGCATAGCGGCCGCTGTTATAAGCCGTGCGCATATTTACGTTATAGATGGTGGCAAGCCGGCGCGGGCTTCCCAGCTCAATTTCTTTCGCATTACCCTCGGTATCGACAACAATCTGCTTTCCCCACCATCCCAGCTTCTGCAGGCGCGGTGCCAGCGTCCGGGTAAACTCCTGACGCGTGATGCCGTCATGGACAGCGCGATCAACCTCGTCACGAATGGTGTTCAGCACATCAAGCCGCACCGCTTTAGCGACCGTAAACGCGCGGGCATGCGCGTCCGTCAGTTGCTCATACCAGTTCCAGGTGACGTTATGGCCCTTGGATCTGAAATAGGAGACAGCCTCTTTTGGGGGTAACCGTGCGGCGTATGCCAAATCAACTGCCTGTGCCATCGATGCGCCCCCACAGGTCAGCGACAAAGATGGCGCGTGTCAGGAGGTCGATAAGCGCCGCATCATCCAGTTCGGGATAGAGCGTCACCGCATCCTGCATCGCTGATTCAGGGCCGTTTTTAATAATGCTGGCAATAACGGGCTTTAAAAGCGGATCAATGGCCTGTTTAAACGCGTCCGGCGTCACCGCCGCGCCCATATCGTCAATATCATCAGTCTGCTTCAGGTCTGTCGCACTCAGACTGGCCTGACCGTTCGCCGCTGGCAGACCTTCAGCCACCGGCGCGGCGCGGAATACCTGCTCGTCACCGTTTGGCTGAGGAATATTCAGTTTTTCCTGAATCCAGGACACCGGCACCGGCATACCTGCCGCCAGTTTCGGGATGGCCTCCGCAAACATGGAGAGGTCCTCGTATTCCCCGGAATCAAACACAATACCCGGCAAACGGCACGGGTCGAGGGTGGTTCGGCTGTTGACTGCCAGTAACGGATAAATCAGGTCACGGTTGACAGAGCGACGCAGCTGCCGCAGGTCGGCATTGCGGATCTCTTTACGGACTTCGTTATGGACTTCGCCCAGCGAACGCGCACCTTTGTCACCGGCTTCCGTGGTCAGTGTTCCCCCCAGAATGGCTTTTGACATGGAACGCTCAGCCCAGCTGATTTGTGCCTGGAACGGGTCAGCCTGGCCATCGGCCGCACTCTGGAACTCCAGCGCCATCCCCATCGGGATAATACCGCCGGCGCGGCGTCCGATATCCATTACCGCCTGCATCAGGGTCGATTTTTCACGGGATGTGGCACCTGTTGGATATTTACCGACGCGCATGGGCAGACCGTAAATCTCCAGAAACTCCGCAAAATCACGCACCGAATAGTTCTTGAAGATAAACGGCCATACCAGCGTTCGGACCAGCCCCAGCGTGCCGGCATACCCTGAACGGGATTTAGCCTGATGGCGGAACCAGCCAAATGGCTGAAGTTCAACACCGTCGGCGCTACCATCGCGCAACCTGAGCTGGTTCAGATTGCTTTCTGGCGCACAGAACAACGCCGGATCGCGCCAGTGCAGCGCAACGGGTACGCGCTGCTTACCCAGCGAGCCCCATTCGATTTCCTGCATGCTGTAGCCCTTGAGGATGGCATCACCGGCATCAAAAATACCGTCCTCAAACCAGGCTGCATCCTGCAACATCTCATCGAGCATGGCCGCATCTTTCTTTTCCTGCGGAGTGGCGTCTTTCGGTGGCTGAATGCTCCAGGGCAAAGACTGAATGGCCAGCCGGCGCTTTGACAGTTCGGAAAACAGATGCGTGTCTTTTTCTTCCATATCAAAGGCGAGATCAGCCTGAGCGGCCAAATCCCCGCGCTCTGCATCACGCAAAATAATCGCGGCACGGTTCGGCGTGATACCACTGGAGGGATGCTCCTGAGTACGCTTTGCCATCATCACCAGTGATTCCTGCGCTGTCTGTAAGTCAGGATCAAAATCGAAGGGATTGCCCGTTAAATCCAGAATACGGCCCATTACCAGCATCCTCTTTCAAATTCGTGGTAATCATCATGGGTTTCATCGTCGTGCGTATCTTCCCGGCGCTTACCGGGCAGCACCTGCACGCTGTCTTCGTCGATGACAAAACCATTCATATAAGAAGCACGTACAGCCATCGCCAGTGCTACCGCAAAGTCACCGTGACGTTTGCCACCGGTGCCACTGGCATTGGCGTCTTTGGTTCTGCCCTTATCAATCTGGGGAACGCCGTTAACGACCTTGATATTGAGCAGGTCATCCAGCGTTGTCTGGTGACGGGCGATAATCAGGTTCTGCGCCTCAAATTCACCTTTAAGCTTTGGCATCCATTCCTGATACCAGGCTGCTGAGAGATGCACGCTGTCAATCATCTCCGGGCCATACACCAGACGCGCAGCCTCCGCCAGATATCCGCCGTTACCGGTGGCATCAAAAGCGGCACCGATAAAGCGCGGTAAACGGGCAAGGATATACAGCATGATCTGACGCTGCTGGTCATAGGTGACGTTCTTCAGCTCGACGCGGAAGCACTCGCGCTTATACAGGTCAGCGGTGATTTCCAGCGGGACAAAAACCGTCAGGTCACCAGTACGGGCAAAGTCTTCACCAAAGGCGTGCTTATGCTGGACGTTGAGTGCGGCCAGTAACGGGGCCAGCTCTTTCTCGCACCACGCTGAAACTTCCGCTTCCCGCAGTTCTGGCGACCAGGATTCAAAATCGTCAGGCGCTTCAAAGCGCAGGATCGGAATATCACGCTCCGGCGTCATCGCCGCTTCAATCAGCACGCGGGAAAGATAGGCACCGCCGGACTTTTTCGGCACGCAGCCATATTCCTCGTCGGCGCTCTCTTTGTTCGGGGCATTGCGGTAAAGGTCGTCACGCCATTTTTTCTCTTTTTCCGCAGACCAGTCCTGACCCGTGACGTAACAGATTCGGCGATACAGACCATCGCTGATGGCATCATCCAGGGTAATACGATGAACGGAATAATCTTTCCGACCTTCGCGGGCGTCCTGGATGTACTGGTTAAACAGGTTATCAACGCCGTTATGCGTGGAGATAATGCGCACACGAGCGCCCCACATGGTCAGCGCGAACGCAGCTTTAAGCAGCTCATCAAGCGATTCATGAAAGCCGGCTTCATCAATAACGACGTCACCCTGCAGGCCACGCAGGTTGGACGGCCGCGAGGACAGCGCCTGGATCTTAAAATTGCTGTTCGGGAATCGAATCATGTACGACAGAATTTCTTCGTTTTTATCGCTGTCCCAGAAGGTCTGCTCGTAGACGTCGGCTTTCGCCAGCTGGTTAAAGGCGCGGGCAAACAGCGCACAGGCGGCGATGTACTCCAGCGCCATCTCCTGGCGGGAACCAACATAGAAGACATTGCGGCCACCGCGCTTGCGGGGTTTGGCTGCGGTCATGACGTTGCGGCCAGCTTCTGCCCAGGTCAGACCGGTACGGCGGGATTTTTCGGCAATACAAATCTGGCTTTCATCACTGAACCAGCGGGCCTGATAGGGAAGAAACACCGATTCAGTTGCCGGGTTTATGCTGCCGGCATCGGTGACGATATCGACGCCAAGTTTGCTGGCTTCTTCCTGCAGGTCAATCTGGCGCGGTTGACTGAGTGGGGTGAGTCTTTTATTAGGGGAAGCCATATCATGCTTTCCCTAACAGAACGTTGCGGATACGCTGCTCAAGCTCTTCGCTCATCCCATCCGTGCCCCGCAGCTCGTCGCTGACAGCATTAGCCGCTTCTTCTGCAAAGGCCTGGCGGATCTCTTTCTCGCGCCTGTGACTGGACATGGCTGTAGCTTCAAGACGTTGTGCGGCCAGCATGGCGTTTTTCAGCACATCGATATCGACTTGCGCGTCCGGATTATTAGCCTGTGCCATAAACAACTTGAACAACTGGCCACGCGCCATTTCCAGGATAAGTTTGGTGGTATCGCCCATTGGCTTATCACCCAGTTCGGCCGTCAGTTGCGATGTTGCCTCACGCAACTGGCGCATACTGTGTCCGACCTGCTCAACACTGGTGGCATAGCGATTAAGACCAGAACGGGAAAGGCGCATATCCTCTGACAAACCCGCGTCATCAATCAGAGCATTAATCTCTTCAAGGATTTGCGCCTGGGGAATGGCTTTATCACGCAGCATTTCATGCAGGGTTTTACGCACGTTTTCAGGCAGTAAATCGACCTTGGAAGCTCGGCCACGAGTGGGTTTAATCGGTTCCATAACAGACCTCAGCGGGCGCGTGGCTTTTTAACACCAGAAACACGGGCGCGGCCTTCGGCTACATCCTGCCCCCGACCGGTGATAGTGACGACATAGAAACCTCGCAGGTTTTCAATCATCACCAGCCCTTGTTCCTGCAGCCAGTCAATATGAGTGCGAACGAGGTCGCGTGAAATATTGTGGCCATAGGCATCAAGGCAGTCATTCAGGATACTTTCGTTTGCCTCATTGTTGCAGTCCATCAGGCTGCGGAGAATGACCAGCCTTTGGTCTTCAGTCAGAATATCATTAATCATCATTTGCTCCGGTTCACCGCATTTTCCAGTAACAATTCAATCTGATGGGTCATCGACTGCACACGCTGGCCGATGACCTTCATATCGCCTGCCATTTCCGTCATACGCAGACGCATTTCCTGCATATCTTCAACGCCAGGCATATTGGCGTATTTGGTTTCCATCTCGGTGAGGCGATTTTCCAGCTTCTCTACCCGTTCGGTGCTGGCGAATGTACGGCGCATAGCCCAGACAATCCCACCAAACGCAACCGGCAACAGATATGGCCACAACCCGATAAGTTCAAAAATGCCCACGCTTAACTCCCTGAATGACAAAACTGACACAACGGCTCATACCACCCTGTCAGCTCAACAATCCCCAGTCTGCGGCGACATAACGCACAAATACGGTTCGGCTCAGAGCGCATGATTTGTGGCCCTGGCCAGCTGCAACCTTGTTGCTGCCAGAGTTCCTGCAGAAACTCTTCAGTCTCCTGAAGCAGGTCGGCGTCCATAAATATCAATCCTTTTTAAATCCTGCTGGCGGGCATCGCTCTTATCACGATTGCACTGACCCAGAGCCAGCAACAACGTCGCATTCCAGACCACTGAAGCGCCGTAAGTGAACGGAACAGGTCGTACGGGCACAGGCGTTTCCGCCAGCAGTTCTGCATCAATAGGCAGCGGGGTCACCACCACCGGAACGGGCGCGGGTTTCGACCCGCTGCAGCCACTCAACAGCAGCAGCAGGCACATCGCGCTTAGCACATTCGTCTTTTTCAAGGATGAGGGTGATCTGGTTCTGAGCTTCATCGCGCAGTCTCTCGTCTTCGCGCCGCGCTGCTGCATTGGCTACACGGATCGCGCTGAATATCTGAATGGTCTGCTCCTGGCTGTGTAGCAGCCATTCCGCAGTGTTTCTGGCCTGGGTTTCTGTCAGCAGCTCTTTGCGCAGCTGAACATTCTCACTATGGGTTTTCTCGACATTGACCCAGACAAAACAGCCAACCCCAATTGCAATCACCGCGCCGATTGCGATCGCTTTATCACCGAAGGTCATCAATACCCCCGACAGACCAGATGGCCATCTCAACTTCACGGCGGGTCATCAGCCCTTTCCACGGTTTCCCGGCTGCAAAGACCCAGCGGCGCATCTGATCCCGGGCACCTTCAAAATCACTGGCATTTAACTTTTTGAGGAGGGTCGAACTGGCAAACGCACCGGTGCCAACATTGAAAATGAACGTCTCAAGCGCAGTGCGTTGAAAATCGGTTAAAGGGACTTTAACCAGCCGTTTAATGGCTGCCCGAACGGGCTTTAAATCGCTGCCCAACAGAGACATACACTCGCTGTGTGTGTAGGTACGCATCTGAATATCTGCACCAGTATGCCCAACGCATACCGTCAAAATTCCGGCAATATCGCGGTATGGGTAATACTCAATACCTTCGACATGGATAAGGGTTTCACGGGTCATCTCGTGGTAACCGCCGCCGGCAATAGCTATCGCCAGCAATGACGCTTTCAGGCTTCGGGGTATTTGGGGCATCAGCTTATCCGGTGAGTGGATCTGCATCCGAGGATAAGAAAAAGCTGATTAGAGAGGTGATTCCGGTATCTGAGTACAACCCGCACTCTCGAGCGCAGTCGGCTGTTTCAGATGATTAATGCGGGAATAAATCTGGTTGACGACGGCGGGTGTGAAGCTTGCGCTGACGGGCGATGATATCGTAAATCTGGGTCTGAGATAAACGATGCTCGCGGCGCAGGTCTTCAAGGTTGCGACCGTCGAAACGGGAGAAGATGAGATCATCCCGCAACGCCGTAACCAGTTTATCACCGGATGGAAGATAATACTGACGACCACCCATGTAATGTGACATGGCCAGCGCCAGCTTACGTGCCAGCAAACGACTATCTTCAGCAATACTAAGGCGCTTCAATTCTGCCTCCATCACATCGACAAGCGCAACCAGCATTTGTGGCCATTGGTGCTCAAGCTCGCCGACAGGGATATTGTCGATATGATCAAGCAACTGGTGGACGGCCGGGTCGTGTTCAAAAAGCTCCGACTGTTGTGACATAAACCCTCCTCAAGGTAAGTGCACAGTCAGTATACAAAAAATCCCGCACATTGGCGGGATTGATGATTAGATCAGTTGTTGCGTTTACATCGATAATACTTGGAAAACTTCAGTTCATCCTGAATAAAAAGCTGTTTTCCGGCTTTATCGATAGCAAACCCCCTCATATAAGCAGGATTGTTCATAGAAGAATAGAGATATGCCATTCCATTATGAACAGGTCCTGGAGCGTCTTCTTTCGATGGTTTTTCTACCATAGTAAAAAGCTCCTGAGTATCGAGGTTTTGCCAGGATGTCAAATCCACCCCCATATGCAAGCGGATGCCATTGCATGTCCAGAAACCCGATGCAGGGTCTTTTTTTACGGGTTTACTATCAGCCCACACTGAATCGCTATTTTTTAGATACTCTGCTGCAACAGCCTCTGGATCGAACTCTTCGCCATAAGAAGAACTAGCAGCTAAAAATCCTAAAACCAGTAAAGCCGCCATCATAACTCTATTCATAATTATTCCCTTTATATTGTGTGGATTAACATTATCAGCATTCTAATTTGAAAGCATTTTTTGATACCTAGCACAAACTGCATCATAGGTCGGTTTAAGCCCATTATCAGGTAAGTGCTCAAGCATGCATCTCATATGCCATCGCTTCAGGCTTTCCAGAACAGTTCGGGCTTTTTCATCACGTAACCAGTTCAGCTTTGCCACACCTTCGCCGCCGTTCTGCTGCCGCGTAATGCGTTTCACGTAAGAATCAATCGCAGCATTATCGTTACTGGTGACAAAGCCCTGGGTATGCATAGCGAACCATACAGCCCTGATTTTTCCCGCAATCCCTGATGATGCTTTATGTCTGGATGATACAGGGCGGAATCCTCTCTCTTTCAGCGCATCAAGAACGGCCTGCAGCTGCGTTGTACTCATATCACGGCAACTACGCTTACCGGGCACAACTGAGCCCAAAAAGACACGATAGGTCTCATCATCAAGGCCCAGAGAACGTCGCGCAACGTGGATCAGTTTGATGGTATTAGCCCGCATCAACCATTACCTCGCTCAGTGGTGTAACAAGCTCAAGTCCGTCGATTTTCTTAAACTGCCGAACCAATGATGCCGCAGTACTGAAATGGCATACCCAGTATTCGACCACCTCATGAAGGTACGCATTTTCCTTGCGTTTCAACCAGCGCTGGCCATCTCTGGTTTTTAACGCTCGACGGATGATGGAAGCGCCTGGCTTATAGGTTTTACGACGCCATACTGCCTTCGTAATCGGACGAAAATCTTTATGTGACGGCCATCCCCATGCCTCACTACGGGTATCATCAATCCAGACGATCAGCGCCAGTTTATTCTCGGAGACCATAGCCTTATAAACTGCGACTTTTTCACCCGAGGACAGCGTGAACTCGACTCTGTTGTACAAACCACCCAGCGTGTTTTGGATACCCTGCCATTGTTCTTTTGTGATAGTGGTAGTCATTCGATTTCAGCCCTCAGTTCTTTCATTAGCTGGTACAGAGCAGGTGCTTTGCCGGTTCCATTTTCGACAGCAGCCACATACAGTGCAGACAATTCATCCCAGTGCTCAATGAATGGGGCCAGTGGCGGGTAAATTTGTCGCATTCTCGGGAAAGCATCCCGAATAGCGGGTATTCCATCGACCAGCCGCCAGCAGCGCCCAAAATCTGCAGGGTCGAGCGGATAACGAAAACGCCCACCATCGCCAGCTGTTGCACCAAGGTATATCGCAGCCATGGTTTTGCTGCTCATCCCGGTATCGTCGCCAATAAACCATTGTCCCACAGCACCAATTGACAGCATCCGCTTAGCCAGTGCGCCAGCCCATCCGGTGTGCTTCGCCGCCTGTTGCAGAAAACCCTCATCAATCACCGGTTCATACTCAACAAACGGCTGTTCACCAGACAGCGGCACTGCGCCATCCTCCGGGTATTCGGCAGACTCAATGAGATAACCGTCATATGCTTCCAGCCCTTCATCAGGGCTGGCCAAGATAGTCCCGGAACGGATGCAATATTCATGATCCAGTTCATCACTATCAGGCTCCACGAAAACCTCAAGACCTGCGAATTCAGCGGCCTCCATAATTTGTCTGGCGGTAAGAATAAGGACAGTATGAAGCTGGCTTTTTACTGTACGAATAGCTTCCAGGACCATTGGAGACAGGCTCCCTTCTTCAATATCGAGGTCAAGGCCATTAATGGCGCGAACCAGGCTGACGATCTCGTTATCTTTCACTAGGTTCGCCTGTTTCAATCGCTCAATAAATTCACTCATTTGCGGCTCCTGAAATAAGTAACTGCGCTGTAGAAAAGCAGATCAAGTATGTCAAAAAGCCACCAGAGGGTGACGCAACCGACCAGAGCCATCAATGTGAATGGCCATGCTATGGCCCCCACAAGAGCGCTGACTGAATCAACCTCTTTATCCATCACTTTGCTACCACGAATCACCGCAATCAGAAAGAATGTGCCAATACCACCGGCGATATAACAAGCAAAGACGATTAGCATCAGGCTACCCCCTGCATATCAATGGGCAGGTATCGAAGGACATGCCGGGTAACAATCTGCCCGGTTCTGGCACACTGAAAATGCCCCATTCGAACGTCGATTAATGCACGTTCAAATTGCGGCCAGCCCTGCAGCTGTTTTTTTGCATCCAGCTCAACCAGAACGAATACCGTTTCTGCTGAACGCGGCCCTGAAGCAAGGTACTGCACGTTACGCGGTATCTCAGTACCCTCAACCCAGGGGAATGAACGACGGGATGTCGCCGGCGCTTTACTACGTAAAATGTCGTAATAGCCATTACGTTCGCGGAGTTCGCCACGGGCAACTGCTTTTCGCAACGCCTGGATCAATGCCGGTGCACCGGTCCCTGTGGCGCTCACCAGTTGCAGACAGGTCATTTCACCTTTATCTGACAGGACGGTTTTGATTGAGTCGATCATGCTTTTTCTCCCTGTCGCTGTTCTGCCTGCTGCTGCTCCCGGATCATGATTTGGGCGGCATGCATCAGAAGGCTGATGCACCTGCGGGCAGAGCCTGCGGCCAGTCGGTTGCTGTTCTGTTTGTCGAGATACAATGCCTGCGCCATTTCAAACTGCTCCAGCGCCTGCTCCATAAGAACGGAGACAGAAGGTGATAACGGAGAAACCGGACGGGTATCAACGCCAACACGTTGAGCCAGGCGGTTAAGTTTCTTGATTTTATGTTGTTCAATCATGTCGCTCAGACCATTGTGACGCAGCTGTTCAATCATAATTTCCATGTCAGCAGCTTCTTCAGCGATTTTGTTGCCGTTCGCTTTATGGTTAAGGAAGCGAATACAGGCAGCGGAGAGTTCATTGCATTCTTCAGCCGTTGCCAGAACCTGACGGTCATAGCCCCAACAGGCAAATGCGGCATCATAGACAGCGGGCTTATTCATCGTCTTCATCCTCCATGTTGTCGTCAGCTTGTTTCATGGTGACAGGGAACGGCTGGAACTGGAGCAGCGCGAGCTGGACGCCAATTCGGATGAACCGGGCTTCTTTAGTGTCAGCCCCAAACTCCAGCACCTCGTTTTCACCCATTTCCAGACGAATATCAGCGTCCTTGTTTTCAATAATCATCTGGCATTTATCAACGCGGTTTTGATGCCAGGATTTCAGGTCTATAAGCATTGAAATAAATTGTTTCTCGTTCATTAAATATTCCTTTTGTTGAATTCGGCGCGAACGAACCCCTGACGCAAGCGCCGTAATTAATTTGAAGTGTTATTTAAAAGTATTTAAAGCTTGGCTAAATCCAGCGAAATTTGCTGATAGCTGCCGTCGTCTTTGCGCTCATAAAGACGCAGATATTGACTGGTGCCGGTGACCTGAATAGCATCTGCAACAGCATCCATCGCCTCATTCCACTTCGCATCGTTAATATCCAGTTGACGCAAACCCAGAACCTGATTGATATCGATTTTACCCTGTTTATTGACGCGGAACGCATGATCAACGAGCGCCATAATGCGGTCGTCAGCACCGCCAGACCACTCGCCTATGCAAGCGTCAATCAGTGTTTTTGCCGCCTGGATACGCTCGTCGAAGACTCGATGCTCACCCACAGCACGAACAAGTTTGTAACGACCATCGAAGCTGACCAGCGTGACATTACCCTTGGTGCCACCGAACTCCACGCCGTACTCCGAGGCGGACAGGTCAATAAAGTCGGTAATAGTCTGCATGGATTCAAGTTTGAACGCGGCCATTAACTGACGCTGCTCATGGGCTGCTGCAATGATTTTCAGCACTACGTCATCACGCAGTTTATCCAGTGGTTTGACCTGCGATTCAGGGACCAGATGCCCCTGGGCATTGGTGCGGTAACCCGCTGGGACGGTATTTGAATTTTTCATTTATTCACCTTAAATTTCTTCATTCTGTTGCTTAGGCGATAGGTTCAACATATCCAGAACCTGCTTCAGCATTTGTGGCCCCATAGCGACGATGCCCTGAGCGATATAATCGGCGACATCTTTTTCATCAGGAGTTTCAGTAATGGATAACTTAAAATCGATACCTGATTGACCATCATCGTTAATATCAATAACTACTTGTGCCATATCTACCTCCAGATAATCCGGCAACCATTGAAACTGGCTACCCACACGGAACGGGAGCCTGAATTGTTGCGCTCGACAATACGCACAGCACTGTTGAGCAGCTCAGCAGGAGGGCATGACACCTCAAGAACGGGACGAGAACGGGTCTGGCGAAACTCCGTAACCAGACAGCCTTTTTTGTTCAGCATCACCTCAGTGGCCATCGCTTGCTGTACATGTGAGGAAATCAGTTCGCTAATCATTGTTTGCTGACCTCTTTGCTCAAATCGTAAAAGTTTTTACAACCGCAGCGGGGACAAACAAGGGTAAAAATCTTAATGCCCTTATATGCTCTATCCCTGACCTCAATTCGCTCGCCTTCTTTATGAATATTCCGGCAACGAGTACATTTGACCATGTTCTCTTTATTCATTAGTCCTCCACGACTTCAGCATGCCCCAGCTCCAGCATCGCTGAATGGATATGACCCGTATTTACGGACTCGCCTTTACCGCTGGCGTAAATATGCGCCAGCGGCAGGATATGGGAGAGAGAACGCAAAGCACCGGGTCGTTTGGCGATGGCGCGTAACAGCTTACGCTCGTCACGGCCTTCAACTTTCCAGGCATCACAAAACGCATCAACGTCAGCGGCCAGCACGGTATTGATAACAATTTTCTTCGCCACGCGGGAAAACAGACGGGCAAAGTCCACCGTGCGACTACCACCAGTCAGACGGTCATACACCTTATGGTTACCGATGAACGCCAGGCCAATCCCGCACTCTTCCTGCAGAATTCGCAGCTCTTCAATGGCGTCGTAATTAAGCCAGTCAGCCTCATCAATGATGATTAAGGCATTGGTGTCACGCAGACGGCGGCGAAGAAGACGGGATAACGCACCACGCTGATAAGGTGCATCTGCAATCCCCATCTCCAGCGCCAGTTCATACATGGTTTCCAGCTCGTTAGTACGAGATTTGCTGGCAGTAAGACGCCAGACGTTATTGCCAGTACGGGCGTATTGTTTCAGTGCCTCCGTTTTACCTACGCCTGGATGGCCATAAATCAGTGCAATGGTGTGAGTCAGCTGCGCATACGTCAGCGCAGCAGTGATTTTTTCCGCTGTCGGCGTCATCACATAGTCAGGAATTTCCGGGAGCGCACTCTGTGCGGAACTCCGGGAATCAAGCCAGATGCTGATGGATGTGGCCACAGCATCATTGTCGCCTTTGTATTTCCCGTTCATGAACTGGGAGAAAGCCGAGGAAGACAGCCCGGTTTCACGTGACAGCGCAGCACCGGAAATATCCTTGTTATCAATCAGACCTTTTACAGTACTGCGAATTACATCATGGTTAATTTGCGTCATCGTCTTTAATCCTGTATTTTTTCCATTGTTAAAACTGTTCTAAACACTTCTCAAAAGCGGCGGCTCAACGTCGCTTTTTTTATTTTTTCGCCTTGCTGACATTCTTCATCAGTGACTGGAAAATCATGTCGTTTTCGTTCTGATGCTCCTGTATTTCCTGGACCTTCTTCAGCGTATTGCCATGTGAAAATACACGTTCAACTACATGCCGTTGCGGTGGCTCTGGCGGTGCGACTTTGGGCAGCAAATCGTTGACCTCGATTGCCGTCATACGGCGCTGTGCTTTTGCCGCACGTTTGGTATGGGTCATCATCTGCTTACGCTGGCGGCTGTGTTCACGGCCCGTTTCGGTATCGCCAAAGGCTACAGCGGAACGGCATTCAGCCATGCACAGGAAGCGGCCATCAAGGTCGTAACACGCCACTTCGCTGTGAAGATCACGAGGGTCAAAGCGCACAGTAATTTTGCGCTGACGAATATTGGCCAGAACCGGATTCCAGTAACTGTTTTTGCGGCCATACAACGAACCGCCACACTGCAGGAAGAATTCGCCGGTGTTTTTAACCGTTACCGCTTCCGCCGGAAGCATAAGCTGGCGGATTTGTTCATCGCTGAGACGAGTAACAATCGCGTTGCTGATACTACGTTCAAATGCCTGATCAAATGACAGTTCGCCCTGGCACATTTCAGTCTCACGACCAAGACGGGCGTTATACATGGCGATCCCCTCATTGACGGCGGAAAGAAATGTTTCAACATCGACGACCCGGTCACCGTAATTATCAGGTTTATTCTGAGTATTCGGGCCAGTGTATGCGCCAGCCAGTGACGGATGCTTGTCGATATAATCTCCAAGGCCGCCGATACCAAAGGCACGTTCAACGGGTTTAGCCTGACCCCAGCCCTTACCACCAATCACGCTGGTCCAGTGAACCTGAATACCCAGCATTGGCAAAATACCCATCGGATCATCCGGCTTAACCTTAAAACGGTAACGGTTAGGCACGCCGCCAGAGAGCCATTTGTTTGCAGCTGCACGGGTGTTATCGATGGTGACGTGTTCAGGTTTACCGAACTCGGAGATTGCATCCATCAATGACAGGCGGATGCTGTCGCTATTTTCAGAGACGTCGGTACGCCAGCCAATAACTTTACGGCTGTGAACGTCCTGCCAGACCCATGTTTTTGGGCGAATAACTTCGCCGTTATACCAGCGCACAAAGACGTTATGCTGATAGCCATCGCCGTTAATCCATTCCATCGCATGCAGCTGCGCGACGGTACGTTGCTGACTCGGGAACATACGGGCCAGCGCATTGTCACCTTTGCGAGTGGCCACAATGACCCGTGCATCAATTTCGCGTTCTACACGGCGACGCAGGGTTCGCTCGGACGGGATTTCCCAGCCATATTCGCGTGCAGCAATCTGAAGAAGTTCATATGACTTGGTGAAGCATGGTTCTTCCGGACGCAGATAATCACCAAGGAAAAACTGCCAGGCATCCTCACTGATTGGCGCTTCACGGTTGGTTTTGCACTTCTCACGCAGACGGCGGTCAAGCAGAACAGGAGCCCATACATCACGGCTGCGGTTCTGTACGCGGTAATACAGATTACGTAATGAACCTTCGCTCATGTGAAGTTTCATCGCGGCTGTTCTCAGGGCCAGACGCAGGGTTAAACCCGAATCAACCAGTTCAGCAACCAGAGATACCGCATTTGTACGCTGCTCAGCACGTTGACGCTGTTCGTTTGTGGCACCTTCCCAGTGCTTCCAAAGTTGCTGGCGTTCAAAGTCGTTCGCGGAGTCTGTGTTTTTCGCGCGGCACTCAGGAAGGTTAATCACACCAGAAGTCGTTTCAACCAGCCCTTTTGCGGATAACAGCTCGGCGCGAACCTCTGGTGGCAAAGCCGAAATGTGATACTCAAACGCTTTAGTGCCTGCACGCTTACGAACAAGCTGCGGGGCATTATCGGTAATTTTTTTCAGGCTGTATCTCAGCCCCTGCTGGGTGGCTGGTAGTCCTGGCACACCCACTAATTCATTAACTGTCACAAACATTTCACTAATCCTTGTTGTAACGGCTTGGCCAGATTGATGCAGGTTCTGTATTGAGTGCATCAGCAATGATGCGCTCTCCTTTTGGATATGATCTTGCCAGTGCATTTTTCAGCGTATCGGGTTTGAGTCCGGCACTGACGGAAAGGTGGCGCATTGTGAAGCCACACTTGTGAAGTGCGGCAACAATGTCAATGCGATGCCAGTCACGCTGCCCTTCATTTCTTTGCAT